CAGCAAGAATATTTAAGCATGTTAGAGATATCGTTGCAAAATCTGAAGACTATGTTAGAATGAGAAAACAATGGAGGTCATCTGAATGAACATTTTTGTAACTCACCCTGATCCCACTGTTTCAGCACAAGTGCTTCCCGACAAACACATTGTCAAGATGCCACTAGAAACATGTCAAATGCTTTCTATTGTCTGTTCTGAGGAGTGGGGACATAGTTATGGCAAGATACATCGTAATGATGGTGAACCATACAAAACATCTAAAGGTGCATTTCGTAATCATCCCTGTACAATATGGGCAAATCAATGTTTAGAAAATGCATGGTGGTTACTCACTCATGGTATTGCATTGTCTCTAGAATATACTAATCGCTATGGCAAAACTCATTCTTGTCATAGACCATTACTAGAAGCAACACATCTTCTACCATCAGCAGACTATACCAAACATACACCTTTCGTATTTGCAGGCCCTGATCAATTCAAACATGATCAGACTATTGATATCTTTACTAAGTACAAAAGATACATTGCTTCTAAGCCTTGGGCTTCAGACAATTATCTTCGTGACTCATCCAGAAAACCAGATTGGTTATGACTGAGTTAATCAGAAAGGATGATCCAAGTTACTTTTCCCAGACAAGTAACTTGCCATATGACAGACATCATTATAAGATAGTTTACAAAGACCGTTCTATAGTGGTCACATCTTGGGATGAAGTCCAAGAGTGGTGGTGGAATAATTGTCATCAACCACAATTTGATGCCGTTGTACACGCTATTGACATACCAAAGACTAAGAAAAAGTCAAAAGGATTTTAATTATGAAACACATTACTAGAGAGGATCTCATTCGTGAGTTCTGCCAATATGTGGTAGACAAAATGGATGAAAAGACTCTTAAAGAAATTGCATCTGTAACATTAATTGCAAACATAAAACCAGAAAGCACATATGCTGATTGGGAAGATTATGTGGCACAAATGCCCTCTAAACATACAGTAGAGGATCTACTTGCACTAATCCAACCTTCTGTAAATATGGTGGCGAATAAAAATGAGGGATGAATTTATATGGGTAGAAAAGTATAGACCAAAAACTATTGACGAATGTATTCTACCTGAGAGTACAAAGAAAACATTCAAAGAGTTTCTAAAGAAAGGAGAGATTCCTAATCTTTTGTTGGCAGGGCCGCCTGGCATTGGTAAGACTACAGTTGCAAAAGCATTGTGTTCTGAATTGGGTGTTGATTGTTATGTAATCAACGGATCGGATGAAGGTAGATTTTTAGATACAGTTAGGAATCAAGCAAAGAACTTTGCATCTACTGTATCATTGATGGACGCAGATAGGAAACATAAGGTCATCATCATAGATGAGGCAGATAATACTACACATGACGTACAATTACTTCTTAGGGCGAATATAGAATCGTTCTATAAGAATTGTAGGTTTATTTTTACATGCAACTTTAAGAACAGAATCATAGAACCATTGCACTCTAGATGTGCTGTGGTTGAATTTTCTGTTAAAGGAAAAGATAAACCAGAGATCGCTGCTCAGTTCTTCAAACGAATACAAGATATTCTAAAACTTGAAGGAGTTGAGTATGAAAACAAAGTCCTAGTAGAACTCATCAATAAACATTTTCCTGATTGGAGAAGAGTTCTAAATGAATGTCAAAGACATTCTGTTGGAGGTAAGATTGATTCTTCAATCCTTGCCAATTTTTCTGAGGTTAACATAAATGATCTTATCAAAAATCTCAAGGAAAAGAAATTTCCAGAAGTCAGAAAGTGGTGTGTCAATAATCTTGACAATGATCCCTCTGTACTTCTTCGTCGTGTTTACGACGCTTTATTTGACACTCTTGAGGGTGCTAGTATTGCAGCTGCGGTATTGATAATCGCCAAGTATCAATATCAGATTGCCTTTGTGGCAGATCAGGAGATCAATCTATTGGCATGTATGACCGAAATTATGGTGGAGTGTGAATTCAAATGACCAAATCATCTTTTGCTAAAACTAAAGCACAAATAAAATCCTCTAGATATTATCTTTTCTGGGGTGCAGCAACTGTTGCCGTTGTTGTTGGACAAATCTATATTGGTAATGGATATCGTAGAATGGCAGACACAGGCGATGCTATATCTGCGGATATTAATTTACTCATAGAGGTTCTTACAACACCTACACCTAGAACTATGCCTGTTCCAGGCCCAAGGTATGAATCTGAAACAATGCCTTATGCGCCTGGCGATTACGGTATGCCTATTATAAAATGAATTTAAGTGAAATTGATGCTGCCTACGCGGCAGATAAGTTCATTGATTATTTCTCTAATACTGGAAGAATTGATGAATACCTTCGTAATGTAAAACTAGATCGTATGGCTCAATTACCTGTGCCTTTATTTGGTATGGGGCCTGAGGATGATCTATTCACTGATTTTGATATGCACCCTGACGATATGCAGATCAAAATATTTCCTGCTGGAGAGAAGAATGGATTTAGTAATGAATACTTTAATGAAAGATTAGAGATTACTACATCACATGCTATAGAGAAATCTGTGCCAGGAAAAGCTCTCAAGTGGATTGTAAAAGAGACCACCACGGATAAGACTATTGGATTCTGTAGATTTGGATCTCCTACTATAAATTCTAAACCTAGAAATGATTGGTTAGGTAATGTACCAGAATTGTCTAGGTTCAATAGACACGCCATCATGGGATTCATTATTGTTCCTACTCAACCATTTGGATTCAACTATCTGGGTGGTAAACTTTTGGCAATGTTATGTTGTTCTCATCTCGCTAGAGAAACTTTGAATAAGAAATACAATGCAGATATTTGTTTGTTTGAAACTACATCATTGTATGGAACAACAAAATCATCATCTCAGTATGATGGACTCAAACCATACCTGAGATACAAAGGATTAACTATCAGTGATTTTACTCCTCTGATACATGACTCTATATTCAAAGAATTGAATAAGTGGTTTACTGCTAGAAACAATGACAAACTCCTAGTAAAAGAGGATGCCTCTAGTAGAAAATTAAAGATTCAAACAAAAATGATATCAATTATCAAAAAGTGTTTGAATAATCCTGAGAAACTAAAACAATTTAATGACGCGATACTTTCTGCTAAGAATCTCACTCAACAGAAACGTTTTTATATGTCCACATATGGATTTAAGAATAGTAGAGAGGTTATTCTAGGAGAACAAGACACTCTTATCAAAGCAGATAACTATGATAGGTTTGGAGTAGAACAGATAATTGGTCATTGGAAAAAGATGGCTGCCAAAAGATATACCAAACTCAAGGATGAAGGAAGATTAAGGACTAAGTTGGAAACTTGGAATACTAATCCAGATGAGATAGATATTATTAGGTGATATGGCAGATTTAAAAGATTGGTTGAACTCTATCAACCTAAACAAACAGGATATTACACTAGAAGATCCTCAGTTAATCAAGAAGTACGCTCCATTTATTATCAATAAATGTATGTCTGCACATCTTGATTGCATCATGTTTGCTAATGAAATGAACTTAAATGCACACTTGGCCAAAGACCTTCAATATCAGTTTTATCTAAATAGTATCAGGAAAAAGAAGAGATTCTCTCCGTGGCTCCGAAAAGATAAGATCAAGAACCTTGATGTTGTCAAATCATACTATGGTTATAGTAATGAGAAAGCAATCCAAGCATTGAAGATTCTTAGTAAAGAGCAGTTGGATTACATTAAAGCGAAAATTGACGTTGGAGGTAGAACATGAGCGGGTTTGTAGAACCTGAGATTGCTTGGTCACAGGATCAAATGATCGAAGTAACATTGAATGAACCAGATGATTTCTTGAAAGTAAGAGAAACTCTCACTAGAATTGGTGTAGCTTCTAGAAAAGAAAAGAAGATATATCAATCATGCCACATTCTTCATAAGCAAGGTAGATATTACATAGTTCATTTTAAAGAGTTATTCGCATTAGATGGAAAGTCCGCTAATCTTTCTATCAATGATGTTCAACGTCGCAATAGAATCATCACTCTCCTATCTGATTGGGGATTGATCACCATTATGAACATAGATCAGATACAGGATGTCGCTCCGTTGAATCAGATCAAGGTTCTCTCTTACAAAGATAAAGGTGATTGGACTCTTGAAACTAAGTATAACATAGGCAAGAAAAAGAAAGTGGTACAAACGTCTCCGAGTGCTTTTGTCAAGGCAGATTGACGGTAATCATCAAGGTTTATGGGGGTTTATACGACCCCCTTTTTTTATGTTTTGTGGTTAAATAATAGTGTCGCCGAAAGGGACAAAAATTAACACTCGCTTATTAAAGGAGACCTATTATGGGAAACATTCAAAAATTTTATACACAGGATCTTGATTCATTGATGGATAAGATCGTAAAGAACAGCGTTGGTATGGACGACTACTTCCAACAGTTCTTTAATTACGATACATCTTCAAACTATCCTCCATATAATCACATACAGCTAAATAATGTTGACTCTCTATTGGAGATCGCACTTGCTGGTTTTAGTAAAAAGGAGATCCATGTATACACCGAGTACGGAAGACTTATTGTTGAGGGAAAGAAAGAGACGAAGGAGGGGCAATCCGAGTATGTCCATAAAGGATTGGCTCAGAGATCTTTCTCAAGAGCGTGGGCTTTATCAGAGGATATTGAAGTCAGAGAGGTTCAATTCAAAGATGGTCTTCTTACCGTTAAGTTGGGTAAAGTAGTTCCAGAGCATCATGCAAGGAAAGATTATCTATAAAAAGTATTAAGATTGTAGTAAAGAATACCTATTGTCAGGGTCTCCAAACATAAATATGTTACAGGAGGTAAAGACAAATGCTAAACATCAAGTTTACATTGGCACACCCAATAGTGCCAGAATTTGATCCAGAAATCCACGATCCAGATGAGGTGTTTGCACTTCTCTGTTACCGAGGAATTCATTACGCCAAGTGGTGTAACATCAAGATACTTTTTCAATAATACACAGGGGGTTGACAAACCCCCTTCTTTATGCCATAATATATTTGTTGGACGCAACATGGGAGTGACTGAATAAACTTACTGGCAACTGCTGGTTAAGGTGATGAGACACAGGTGGTGCTGCTGCAGCGATGCAGAACCGATCAACCAATCGGGTCTCAGGCAATAACGTTTTTACTACTGTAGTAATGCCCGTTATTTGTTGGTATACAGGAATCCAACCTCCCTCTTTATTACTATATAAGATACGATGTCAATAAAATTAGTTCTACTAAAATCTAACGAAGAAGTTATAGCAGATGTGAAAGAATTAGTAGATGAGAATGACAAACCCATCTTCATAGTTCTTGAGAATCCTTACTGTTGTAAGTTGATAGAAGAACCAGTGATGCTTACTGAAGGTAAAGAGGAAACTGAAACAAAATATAGTGTTCAATATTATCCTTACATGCCTTTGTCTGCTGAGAAAAAAATCTCCATTGATCCTAGTTGGGTTGTTTCGATAGTAGAACCAAAACCAATGGTCAAACAATCTTATGAGGCAAGAATCAATGGAACAGGAAGTTAAAATATTAGTTTTAGTAAATGGTGATCTTATTATATCTGGAATAGAGGAGGTAGCTGCTCTTGATATTGGTGATCCCAACTGTAAGATGTTATCGCCATATAAGATAGAAGGTAAAGAAATGTCACCATATCTAAGTAATGTCACAGATGACGTTGAAATTATGATATGTTCTGATAAAATATTAACATTGGTTGAACCACACAAATCATTAGTGGATTCATATTTGAAACTAGCTACAGCATGAAGTTTTATACAAATGTTTTCCAGATCGGCAACAGTATGTTGGTCAGGGGATATGACAATGGAAAACATTTTGAAGATAGGGTTGACTTTCGCCCTACTTTTTTTGTGCCTTCCAAAAGAAAAAGAAGTAAATGGAAAACTCTTGATGGTCAATTAGTAGATCCTGTCAAACCAGGCACAATTAAAGATTGTAGAGAGTTCTTAGATAAGTATTCACAGGTTCAAAACTTCAACATATATGGCAATGAGAGATATGTTCATCAATATATCTCAGAGGAGTATCCTCAGAATGAGATCAACTTTGATCTAAACAAAATTAAATTAATTACTATCGACATCGAGGTTGCTGCAGAAAGTGGATTCCCCGATGTTTTTAATGTTGCAGAAGAGTTGTTGCTAATCACAATACAAGACTATGCAACCAAAAGAATTATCACTTGGGGATCAAGACCTTATGTAAAAAATCCTCAAAAGAAAAACCACATTTATATCGACTGCCACAGTGAAGAAGGATTGATCACTAGATTTGTAGATTGGTGGACAAAGAACACGCCTGAGGTCATTACAGGGTGGAACTGTGAGATGTATGACATACCTTACCTCATGGGTAGGATAGAAAGACTCATGGGTGAGAAGTTTGCCAAAAGAATGTCTCCTTGGGGTATCTGTAGACGTAATGAAATTACAATACAGGGTAGACCTAATATTGTTTATGACCTTGCAGGCATATCCGTCATAGATTATTTGGATCTATACAAGAAATCTCCAGCAACTCCCAATCAAGAGAGTTTCAGATTGGATCATATTGCCATGATGGAACTAGGACAAAAGAAATTAGATCACAGTGAGTATGATACATTCCGTGATTTCTATACAAAGAACTGGCAAAAGTTTGTAGACTATAACGTGGTTGACGTTGAACTGGTAGACCGTCTTGAGGATAAGTTAAAACTAATTGATTTATGTTGCACTCGTGCCTATGACGCAAAGATAAACTTTAGTGATGTTGCTTTCCAAGTCCGCACATGGGATGCCATCATATACAATTATCTAAAGAAAAAGAATATTGTAATTCCACAAAAGGAACGCAATTCCAAAGATGAGAAGTATGCTGGTGCATATGTAAAAGACCCCAAGCCTGGAAGATATGATTGGGTAGTTTCTTTTGACTTGAACTCTCTGTATCCGCATTTGATTATGCAGTACAATATTTCACCTGAGACTTTACAAGAAAAGAAACATCCTAGTGCTAGTGTAGATAGAATGTTATCTCAAGAAGATACCTTTGAATTATACAAAGACTTTGCTGTATGTGCCAATGGTGCAATGTATCGTAAAGATGTAAAAGGATTTCTACCAGAACTCATGGAGAAGATGTACAATGAACGTGTCATCTTCAAGAAGAGGATGATCAAAGCAAAGAAAGCCTATGAAAAGACACCTACTAAAGAACTGGAAAAGGAGATTGCAAGATGCAACAACGTCCAAATGTCCAAGAAGATCGCCCTTAATAGTGCTTATGGTGCTATTGGTAATCAATATTTTCGTTATTACAAACTTGCGAACGCAGAGGCCATCACTCTATCTGGAC